CCCGTCGCGCAGCTCGACCGGGAGGGCGATAGCGTGACCGAAGGCGTTGTCACCAATCATGATGGCGCTGTACGAGTCAGAAGTAGGTGCCTGGTTTCCACTCTGGTTAGGGTTGAGGTCAGTTGGAAGTGCAAGGCCCTTCTTGACCTGAGTGGTCTCAATGAACACTACGTCGTACAAGCGTCCGATTTCACCAAGCATGAAGTTACCAGGAGCGGCGTACTTCGTGACTTCAATGAACTCCGGCCAGTCACGGAGCGAGCGGCTCTGCGACGGGTGAACGAAGCACACATAAGTGTCGCCCAAGCGCGGGATGTTCTGACCAGCGAGTACTTCTACAGCATCCTTGACGGAGGCTGGGGAGAGGTAGCCGGGTGCAGAAGCTGAACCTAGAGTACCAGCGTCATAGGGGCTGATAGCGCCACGCGCCGGGGCAACGTTGCGACCGAACACAACGCTTGGAGCAACCGTGTTTGCAGGGTTGTAGTTACCAAGAGTGCCGAAAGGCGTTCCCTTGGCGTACAAGGTGTTACGAGCCTGGATGTCCATGCTCTGGGCCATGTGACGACCAAGGAGACGAGAAGATGAAGCCATGACGTCATCGAAAGCGGCGTTAAGCAGCAATTCGGTAACAGCAACAGCCTGACCATGCTCGGTCACGGTGATCTGGATCTGGCTAGCCGATAGGGCCTTAGGATCCATACGTACACCTTCCTGCAGAGTAGCACCATTGTCTTCGTCTACGTCAAGGTTGTTGTAACGCATGAAGTTGATCGTCAAACCGGGCATAACGCCGAGCTCGGTCTTCTTAACAGCGAACTGTTCGAAACGAAGCACGGGCATGGCCTGGAAGAGGATTTCCTTCGACCAAATCTGCTGGATTGCGGGGGTAAGGGCGTCACTTGCTCCGCCCGTGGGGTAGTTAGTGCCTTGGCCGCCGACTACCGTTGTACCGGTAATCGCACCGCCTGCTGGGCTTGGGTATGCCATATGTTTATCCTCCGATGGATAGGGTTAGGTTAATTATTAGAAACGGCCCCGTTGGGGTCGAGCCTGTAGCAGCCTGTCACGCATCTTCACGTATTGATCCATCGGCATATTGCGGATATCTTCCGCTGACAACGTTTGGTATTCCTGTTGATTCTCCAGTGGCCCAGTTGGGGGAGCCGTAATTGGCGACCCCTTAGGACGAGTTGGCTGACTTGTCCTCTGGATTGCTTCGATTATAGCACTACTACGTTCACGAAGTACGTTTATGCTATTTTCGATCTCTTCTTCTGAATTGCCCGAAATAAGATCGATCAATTCAGGAATAATATTCTCTTGTTCTTGCTGAACTCGACGAGACTTATAAGTCTCAATCTGTTGCAAGTATCGTTCTTTTTCAAGGAGAGCATCCTGTGCTTGGCGTTGTTTCTCAAGCTCAGAGAACTTCTGGCTCCACTCCTGTTCAACCTGATTAATCTTTTGGTTGAACTCATCTTCTTTTTTGGAAAGAAGTTCCTTAGCGGACAACTCTTCCATTTCGCGTTGCTTGAGGATGTCCGCCTCTTTACGGGCGCGCTCCTCGGCCTCTTTGATAGCCTTTTCGCGTTCGGCGGAGAGCGTGTTTAATTGCTCTTCCATGGCCTTCACGCGACCGTCAGCATCTTCAAGACGCTTATACATTTTATCCTTTTCCTGTTTACGAATACTATGTACTTCGTCCTCAGAAAAAAGCTTGCTGTTTTGGGTCGGTTCCGGTGGAGCTTCTGTGGCGAACTGCTCAACGGGAATCTGAATACCTTCTTCACTGGCTCTAGATGTCATGTCTTTACCTCTGTTGGTTTGGCTTATGTTGTCTTAATTAAAACGACTTTTTTATTCTTCGTCAGGCATACGGCGCTGGGCGAACCTGGCTCCATAAGCCTTTGCAACTATGTTGTTTAACATTCCTGCGTCCGGTGCAACCGAAACGCCGGGCAAAGGACCTTCTCCTTCCGAAGGAGGACCTCCTGCACCACTTACATTAGCACCTCCGGCAGGCACTACGCTGAGGCCATCTGGACCCGGGAGCAGGCCGGTCGCCATCATTACCGCCTGATTAATCTGAGCGCGCAGCATGTCGAGTGCACCTTGATCAATTGCGTCATCCCGTAGTTCCTCAAAGATTTCCGCCAGCTTCTCGCGTGGGAATTCTTCACCGAGCATTCGCATAGCGCCTTCCTTGGATTCCAGACCCATTGCCATCTTGGCCTGCGCTTCGTTGAGTTTGATTAGCACATCTACTGGTAGAGGTTCCGGCCAGTGAACCTGTGTCTTATAGGTAAGGGGGTCAGCTGGGTCAAGTTGTGGCAGTTGGTCTTGCTCGGGAGGTTCAGCTTTGCTGGGGTCGTATATAAGAAGCTCTGGCTGAAACACCACAGCACTGCGAATAACCAGTTCGTTGATTCTTTCCAGGCCTTTTGTAAAATGTATACGTTTCATGTTAAAACGGTTCATTAGTGGCTGGTACTGGATCGCCAATGCAACACCAGAAGTGTTGGATACTGGCTGGAACTGGCCAAGAGCGGTCTCTGGGACACCCGTGATCTCATGCATAGAACGCTTCAAAAACGAGACGTACTCCAGAGCGCCAGCCATCTCTCCACGAGATTCCAAGTTGAACACATTGGCGTCCTTTGGAAGCCCAGCCCAAACCTTCTTAGGGCCCCGCTCAAGCTGTGACGCTTTAGCACCCGTAATAATAGTTACGGGTGCAGCGTGGTAGTTAATGATGTCCGATACTTCGGTCATCTTTTCATTCAATTCTCGGTTTAGGGGAATGATGTCCCAAATATCCGACTGACCCCAAGGGGATGACGAAATAGTCATGTTTGGGATATGCACAACCGGGATAACCCCTAGTGGGTTTGGATACTGATCAATCAACTCATCGTTGACGTACTGCTCTACCAGGTCGTCAGTAAGGATTTCCGTAAAAGTGTAAACCTGACGAGTGCCTTCGGGGGAAGTACCCCAGAAGCGGTACTTCAATTTGAAGCGTAACAAACGATCTCGGTCGTGTGGGTGGTACTCAGGGAAGCAGTGAGCTGGGTTAAGCGTAAGGATACGTATACGCCCTTCATGTGGGATCCCAAGTCCGTCTACATAAGGGTCTTCATAAGCGACCTTTACAAAACAGTCGCCTGTAACGCTCGCTAACTGCCCCATTTCCCACAGCACGTAATGTTTAGCGTTGTCTTGTTCCCATACTTTTTGAAGCAGGTGTGGAATGATTGCCCCATTCTGGGGTGGCACTTTCCAATTAACTCCTTTACCAAAGCAGAAGTTAGTGATGTAGTCCGACAGTGTTCGGACGTAATTCATTGTGATATTTTGCTCACCCATTTCACGCCTGTATGACCAGTGATGTCCTAGATACCAGGCCCAGCAGGCGCTGTATCGGTTAAGCCGAGGACCATGGACCTCAAACTCTTCATCAGCAAGTTCAACCAGCCCCAGCGGCGAAATAGCTACCGTTAGGTCACTCGAGGAAGCTCGATAACTTGGGGACCAAAAGTCAATCGGCATTTACACCTCTAGCGTCTCAGAAATCATTTACATCTTTTATAGTATCAGGAACGTCTAGATACGTTATAGATTGTATCATTCCAACAGGAATATGAGATGGGTTTGTGTAGTGCACGCGGTTGTGGTCGTTTTTGTCAACCAAATAGGTGCCCATCAGGGTTATATGCCCTTCTAAGAAATCCGGTATCAACCAGCCAACAGTTGTTGGTTGACAGAAGTAAGGCTTGTACTCCTCAAGGCTTATCCAACCCAGCTGACCATCAAAGGCGTCATGCCATTCAACAATTACTAACTCAGGATTTCTGCTCTTATTCTGTTTCTTTGGCATGGTAAAACCTACCCCTAAAGCACGCTGTGCCGTCGTGAAATGGAATTTGTTCGTAGAAAAACATCCCATCTCCAGGTTCGTAGGTCACAACAGCAATACCTTGTTGCCAATCCTCTACGATTGTCATAGGACGACCATCGAGGTCCACTGACCCCTTTGTACTTGGTACGGTTCCGTCGCATCGTGCTAGCGTCCCAGGGGATGCGGCCATGATAGTTTTTGGCCCGTCGTAGTCCTCTCGCGAACGCTCAGCCCACTCGCGTCGATGAATGTGCCCGTAGATGACGGAGGTTTTCTCCGTGTTGAGATATGCGTGGCTTGTAGACCCGTTGCTTCGTACTTTTGTACCATGGATGATACGGAGCCTTTGGTTGACCCAAAATTGGCCAGCCGGGTAGCCAGGAATATAATCAACCCCGTAATCATCGAAACGGCAGAGATAAGGGACACTAAGGCAAGGCCACGAATCAGGCGAATTGCCACGTTTAATTCCGAAAGCTGCTTTCGCGTTGTCCAGTACAAAGTTAACCAACCTCTCTTCGTGGTTTCCTGCAAGCCATTTTATCTCAGCCGAGGGTGCTGCTGCCCGTACCTGTGCGCAAAGGGTAGTTCCACGGTCAATTGAAGCCTGGGTGGTTAAGGCGTAGGCACTGGATAGACGATATTTACCGAACTCCGGTAGGTCAAGGTTGTCTCCAACCATGACCACTAAATCTGGGTTCAGACTCTTAACGATGGTAAGGGCAATATCAATTGCCCGCTCGTCATGTGTTGGCTCTAGATTCCCGTTTTTGCCACGGAAGTAGCCGATTTGCATGTCGGGGAGGACTACGCAGGTCTTGTACCCGACGGTCTTCTCAGCTCTTACTTTTGGTGTAGGGAGCTTGACCGAAGGTCCTGGTTGTACTACAGGCCATTCCGGCCCCGATTCCCATGCTGGGCTGAACTGGATTCCCATGAGATCGTGGATCTCTGCTTCACCTGCATCGTTCTTTGTGAGAGATTGGTACAGCGAGACTTTTTTTACATTCCCAATTTCTTCTGGGTCAATGTTGTTGCGCTTTAGCAGATCCGCTATTTTTCCTAAGGAATAAGCGGAATTTAAGTCATTGGTAAGGTTACTCACAACCACACCTTCCTGTGATATGGCGGGCGATAGTACTTGAACTAATCGCGTGTCCGTGCCGGTTAAGGACAGACGTCAGCCACTCACAGGAGTAGACCTTGGCGCGTCCCAAATTGTTATCTTGACGAATCATCTCCATAGCGCGATCAAGTGCCTCAGCTTCTTCTTGGCTCATTGATTCACGTAACCTCGTCAAACCACACTTGGTTTTGAGTTCGATTGAGGTTCTGGAGAGGAGATCATCAACCAGATTCTTCTCCTCTGACATGTTGTGCTCCTCATGCGGGTTTACTTATGCGGCTTTTGTGCCGTCTTTAGTATACACATTCTCGCTGTGGGTGTTGCGGGATATATGTGCCCGCATTTTTGAGATCAAATCAAGTAATTCCTCTTCCTCTTGAAACCCGCGGACTGACACGCGAGAGAGGAAATAAATGGCATTCCGTAGGTCTTCCGAAGTCATCGTTGCTCCTTAAATCGTTTGGTGGATTAGGAACTGTACCAGGGGTGAAGAGGTACACGGTGCATTGGGGTAAAGCAAAAGGAGGGGGAATTACCCCCCTCCTTTACTTGTCGGGTGTTTCTAGATCAGTCGTAAACTACGGTGGCGTTAGGACGCTTTTGAATGTAGCCGTCGTTAACAGCGTACTCAAACATTGGCATACCATCGCCTGACATTGAACCCTGAACAAAGTCACCGAGCATTGCCGGAGCCTCGATCCACGTGGCTGACCCAACGTGGGCACGCTCACGCATGGTCTCCTCGGGGTACTTATAGAACATCTCCGGGTTGTTATGGTTCATGCGCATGGGCGAAGGAGCGGTGTCCTCGTAAGCCCCGACGCCGAAATCCATAGGAACATCGGTATCAGTTGCAACTCCCTCCTCAAAGCGCAAGGGACCACGGTTACCGGGAATGCTGGGAGCCAGGGTCCGCTCAAAGACGGGAGTTCCCTTTTCTGGGAACATAGGGTTGGGTGCTACTGCCATATTTACATCCTCCTGTAATCAGGCTAGGGGTATAATTAGATTATCACAATTTATGTACTTATCGCCCGAAGAAGGGCGATTCGCTTACAGTTACCATAGGCATAGTATCAGCTCCTGATAAAGAGCAAGCTATAGCCAATGAATCGGGGTAGTCATCAAAGGCCCCTTTTTCATCAGGTGCTGCGGCTAATAGATATGGCCCTCGGTATACCTTTTCTAGGTCAGCCATTTGCTGGTTAAACTTTTTCCATACCCGATTACGTCGGGCTTTGGAATGGCCAGGGATAATAAGCTGGTCTCGTTGGATTAGTTCTGTTAGGTGCACCCATCTCTCATTTTGAGCCTTGGCATCAGACGAGACGGCGGTTACCTCAATAGTAGGCATAAGGATTTGAAGTCGTTCTGCTACGGCTCCGCCCACACCCTGAGCGTCCACACCTATTCTGTAAACATCATAGTTACGCAGGAAATCAATGATCTCAAAGTACTGCTGTTCCCATTCCGTGTTGTTAATTTCTAGCCAGTTTAAAACTCGGTGCTCATAGAACCCAAACCCATCTGGATGGTCCCAGTCAACCCAGCATACGGTGGCAACCGTAGAGTCGTTAGAACGGGCAACGTCAATACCCACAACCACGGGTGTACGCCACCAGCTTTTTACTAGGGGCATAGAAACGTCATACATGCGATTGAGTCGTTCGTCAGTTACGAACATTCCCTTTTCGAGAATCCAACGATTGCAGTAGGACATTTGGAACTCGTCGGAGTCTTCACCGATGCGTACTTTTTCTTTTGAAATAAACTTCCCGTAGTTATCGTTGTACTTAGCAGCTACTTTCCAATCATATTCAAAGTGTGACTGTCTATGGTTTTTACGAGAGTTAATATCTCGACGTCTGTTGTATTGAATCATTTTGAAAAAGTAAGACTTATTACGGGTGGCCGTACCTGTAAGCACAATGGACCCGTTATTGAACGCCAACATGGGCTTGATCGACTTGGTGATCATGAACTCGTCAGCCTCTTGGGCTTCGTCAATCATTACAAAGTGGTAGGTCTTGGATTCAATTTTGGCCTTGGGGTTACAGGTCTGCATTCGGCAAAGGGACCCTGAGTGCTTGAGGCTGATAATGCGCCCCTTGCCACGAGATCCACCAGAAGTTGCTTTGTCATCAATCTCTGGGTCGAGAAGAAAATCCATAGCGTGGTCGCTGGTAAGGCGCGTAACAATACGACTAAACACCGTGTCAGCCTGATCTTCTACAGGTGCGAAGACACCACACCAGAAACCCTTTTCAAACTTACCAAGCCACGTTGGGTAAACCTTTGCCAACTTGGGAAGAATCACCATCATGGAGGCCATGACATTAGAGAGAACCTCTGACTTACCAGATTGTCGAGTGGCTACTAGAGTTAGCTCTTCACCATCTCCAAGAACTATAGATTCAATAATTCGATAAGCGATGGGAACTTGATATGGAAATAGTTTTACATTGCAGAATTCTTCCGTAAATACTATTAGTTTAAGTACTAACTGATTTACAAACTCTGCAGAAGTTTCGTCTAGATCGTTGGCATCATCAAGAAAGTCTTCCTGCTCCTGTTGGCGCAGCTCCTCCTCTTGGGAGGATAGATCATCGTCTACATCAGTTTCCATTGTTACGATGCTTTATTTCTTTCCAGATTTCATTGAGGGCCTCAAGATGAGGCTCTACTTCTTCTGGTCCGTCTTCATACCGCCATAGGTCAAAGGAGCGCCCAAGACCCATCAAGTTAGTATTGAACCAGGTGTGTAGATCGGGAGTACTCATTCTAGACAGGCGTGTAATCGAAGAACCTTTGGATTCTTCTTTTGTTTTTTTGAACAGTTTCATTACCAGTTTCCTATATCTCTTGGTTTTTCCTCGAGCAAGCGCCCTTGCACAGCGTACAACAGTCCATCCTGTTCTTCGTGTAGGTCTCTATTCGCTCTACAAATTCCAATTTGGCTTATGTACTTACCAACTCGTAGTTGTATACCCTTACCGTGCTTCCATGGGTAACCCGTTTGTCGCATAAACCCTATTGAAAAAACAGGGTCAGTAGGTTTCCCGATGTCCCGTATAATAAAGTAAACATTTAATATTGATTTTATTTTGTTCATAATTTTAGTCAAAGAAAATAGATTCAACATCCATTTTTTCAAATGTATCTTCTGAAATTTTTGTCCTTGTGGGACCGCTAATTTCATTGTTTGGACGTATAGCTCTCCATTTGGCCACTTCATCAAAGATGTATAGACCTGAATAGTCTGGGTGGAATTTACGATAATAGTCGTTGTAGTCTGAGTCGTACGGGGAGCCAGAACCAAGTTCAGATCTTACTGCACGTCCCAACGAGGTGGATCCTTTAAACGCATCCCAAATTGCTTGTGTTTTGTGGTGATAAACATATAGAGACCCTGTACTTCTAGAGCGTTCGCTTGACGATGGTCGTGCAAATGCTACAAGTATATCTCCATATATTTCTGACGGACTATCTGTTTTGCCTTTAAACACAGGGATCCATTGAATTGCATGAACTCTAGTTGAGCTTTGTGGACCTCCTCCATAAAATTCTGGATATAGGTCAGGACGTACTGAGCCAAAACCTGGTCTCTTTACTGACTGAGTAATAGGACTTATGTACTCAGGCGGTGGCAGAGCGTAACTATAATCTTCCTCTCCACCTCCAGTGGGAGGCTCCTCAGGAGGAGTTTCGCTTACCCTAAATTCATCAAGCTCTTGACGGATGCGTTCTAGACCGGGTTGTCCAATTCCTGGACGTGCTCGTGTTCTAGTTGCTGGTGATTCCGCAAGTGGTGCAGACACACCAGTGTCCGAAGTCATCGAAGATGGGCCCACAGAGCCGATTAACTCAATGTCTTCTCCAAGAAGCTCTCGTAAATTTGTACCGAGTCCAGACTTTCTACGTGATGCCATTACGAATACGTGGACGCTGTGGAACGCACGCCCTGTAGAGTAAAGTTTCTTGCGTAATAACCAAAAGTTGGATTGAGAGTTGAACTGGTTGTCCAGCTTGAGCCGTCAACAAAAAAATAGATTCTTTGGTTACCAAAGTTGTTACTATTTAAATTAACTGCTGTGCTTATTGTTATGTAGCCAGATACAGCGTTACCGTTCCTGTAGTCCCAGATAATATTTTGCCAGTTGATAGCATTGGTATCTATCTTTGCGCCCATTAAGCGACCTGGTGGATTGGTGGGAGAGAGTGTTCCCGATGCAGGTTTAATTTCTACTGACATTGAATCAAGTCGGTAATAACCTGCCTGCGATGAATTTGAAGCGCTTGGGAATGTCGTACTAGCGATGTACCCAACATTTTGGTTGCTACTTGTGGTAACTTCTGCTAAAAACGTGTCTATTCCAGCTGAGTAAGTGACACTCCAAGGAACGTCGATACCGCCTGGAGTCATCCTTTTCGTGTTACTTAAACTGGAAAATCCGTATTGGTTGTAAGACCTAACTTGAAAATTGTATGCGTTAAAAACGCTTTCGCTATTGTTTGGAGAAACAGGCACGGTCATCGACGTCCCTGTAGTGTTGGAATAAGGTTCGCTATTTACCCACACTTCATAACCAGACGCGCTTGAAACGGAACCCCACGAAAGAAAAGCGTTATTTCTCTCATTTTGATTTGTTGAAGAAAATGACAACGTAGGGGTAGCGGGCGGTTCGGTAAATGCTTTAAAAACTTCTGTCCATCCTGTAGTAGTACGCACGTACACGTTAAAAATGCGTGTGTTCATACCACTTCCTGTATTCACATAAATCTCATCCGAGGTTGATGTGCTGCTGGTGCTTTCGAAAAGTTGCCAGCCTGAACCATTGTGGTAGTAAGTAGGCATCAGTACTTAAACCAGATGTCTCCGGCGGTTCCAGTTGGGGTTGTGCTTTGAATAAAGATACGCGCCGATGACGCTGTGAACCCGGTTCCACCACGTTGGTAAACGTCAGTTCCGACTTTTGCAGCTGTTACTGCGTTCGCTGCGATCTTGTCAGTTGTAACCGCAAGACTGTTGATCTTGGCCGTTTCTACAGCGTTAGAAGCAAGTTTGGCCGCCGTGATACTCGCATCAGCAATCTTTGTTCCGTCAACCGCTGTTGCAGCGATTTTGGCAGAAGTAACACTATTACTGGCAAGCTCTGAATCAGTAACAGCATTAGCCGCTATTTTGTCGGCTGTTACGGAATCTGCTGCCAACATGGTGTTGGTTATATACCCAGCAGTAATAGTGGGATTACTGATGGTCGACCACGAAATCCCGGAACTTGAGGAAGAATTAGCAACCAAAGCCTGGCCATCAGTTGTGCTAACTGGTAGAACCGCAAAAGAGTTGTCAGCAGTGCCTACTAGCAGATCGCCTTTAGCATTAAAGGACGTAGGAGATACCACAACACTGGTATCAAGTTCAAGTTGAACGTTTCCGCTAGTACCAGCATTAGCTGTACCAAAACCATCAGTTTGAGACCCATAGCGGAGACCAGAACCAGGGCTAACAATGATCGTGGTGATGTCTCCGGCGGCGGCAACAGGAAGGTTATTCCAATCCGTTACACCATCACCAAACTTAATCTTCTTATTTGTACTCTCGTACCCCAACTCGCCTTGGGTTAAAATTGGGTTTGCCTGGCTCCATTGATCTTCGGTGCCACGACGAAATTGAATTCGAACTGCCATTAATTAGCTCCTATCAGCCGAACATCTTCTTCCATGTTACAGGACCAACCACACCGTCCGCTAATAGCCCATTACGTGACTGCCAGTCTTTAACACGCCGCTCGGTAACCAGCCCGAAGTCGCCATCTGGTGTTGCACCCACGACTGCCTGTACCAACTTCACCGGATCACCTTTAGAGCCTAGCCTTACTGGGGTTCCTGGGTATGCAAACACCAAAACTGGTGTTGTCGCATCTGTAGTGGCTACAGGCAACCAACGCTCAAAATCCAGAACTGCTTGGGGTATTGCGTCTCCCGCCACGTATCGCCAATGCCAAGGCTCGCTTTGTAACTCGGCACTTACTCCAAAGCGTGCCGCATTGTTAACTAACCAAGTTACCCATTGGGAACGGATTGGATCGGGGGCGGTATCCGTATCGTACTCCTCGGCAATGTCTAGGGCCAGGCCCCACCCATGGTTGCTTGCGCCAGGTGTAGCAGCTGTAGCTGGCCAGGTACCGTCAGTTCGCTGTTTCTTAATCCAGTATATAGAATTATACCCGTTCTTAGTTGCGTCATTCCACACCTTACGGTGGGCGCTAGGGGTGGCGTTGTACGTTGCCTGCGACGTTTCCTGGTAACGACTCAAGAACAAAGTAAGTTGCTGCTGGAACGTTCTATAGTGTCCTACCTGTCGCGGATCAAACCCACCCCGACGCATCTCTGCCAACATCGCTCGAAATGCTCGAGCAGCGGTTTTCTCCATAAGTGCCCCAGGCACTCCAATTTGGTCAAGGATGTCCGAGGGAAGTTTCCCATTTTCTTTTCCAACTAATGTGGATGGGAATACAACTGACTTAATGGGCAATGTAATACTCATACCACACTCCTGTGTTAGGTCTTAATTATATAGTTTAAAACTATGTAGGGTTGTAAGTTGGTATGTGCTGCACTTGCGTTTGCAGCCGTAGACGAGGCATTAGATATAGCAACCGTTTGCGTTCCTGACGGCCCCGCTGTACTACCATACACCTTCGTGTGGTGGTTGAAAATCCTTGATACTTGGGATAGAGCAGTCGCTTGTAGGGTATAGGAAACTAATGAAGATGGCCCGGAGGTCGAAACTGCAGTTGCCTCGACTCCTAGTAATCCTGGGTCACCAGAAACTGCGCCAATTGGAACTTTCATTTGGTCTCCAGCAATGTGGGTGTGAGACGAAGAGGGTACAATATTTTGGGAAAGGGTGTTACTATGCTGGTGTTCCGACGTACCGGATTGGGCTCCAGTTAGAGTAACCGCTTCTGCGCCACCCGACACCCCGAGTGCAGAGAACGTCGCCCCTCCAATTCCAACAGGAACCCTGCCCGATAGGGGCGGTATTCTAAATTTACCAGAAGCAGGTGCAGACAGCCCCCCTGATGTGTTATAAGTTGTCGAAATAATCCCGTACAATCCAGGATATTCGGATATAAACAGTTCTCTACCGTCACAGGGCAACCAACCTGTCGGAGCGGTGGAGCTTGCGTACGGTAGTATTGCCCCGGTTGGAACAAGGAACGGGTTAGATGCAGTATCTGTATACGACAACCACTTTTCACCGTCCCATACCCAAGATTTACCAGATTCTGTTGATGTAAATACTTGATATAGATTTGGGGAGTTTGGAAAATCTACCTGCATTTTTTCACCTAGATCTTAATAATGTAGTTAAGAGTTATATACGGCTGTAGGTTACCGCTCGTTAATGTTGCAGATGAATCACCAGAGGTGGTTGTATTTGGTGCGTTAACGGTAGTCGATACAGTAGTACTAGCTGTATGGCTGTGACTTCCACTACTTTCAGTGTCCCACCCCTCACCCGTTCCTGTTCTATTGGGGGCACCGAATGTTGTTCCGGTATTAACAAGCGTAATGTTATTTGCAACCCTGTGTACGTGAGATCCGCCGGAGGTTATAGACGTGGAGGCACTACTGGAGGCAGTATGAGAGTGGGATGTTGAGTGAGTGTGTGGGGCTGTGCTTATCTTAGATCCACCTCTTTTACCCATAGCATTAAACTCAGTTTGGGATTCGTCAAGACCAACGGGTACACTGCCCTTAAGATTTGGAAGTCTAAATTGCGCCGTAGTTTCTCCACCAGTGTTATAAGCTGTTTGTAGTACATCAAACAGACTTGGGTAATCTAGGCGGTTTAAAAGTTGCCCTTGACAAAGTAACCACCCTGTTGGTGCACTTACACCTGCGTACTGGTTGATCACACCTGATGGGGTATTGCCTGCTGGCCCTTCTGGGCCCTGTATACCTGGGTTTCCACCTTGTATTTCTACCCATGCTCCATCAAAATACACAAAGAATCTAGTGGTGTCTGATTCAAACCAAAGATCGCCCGGTTCTGGGAAAAGCGGTGGTACCTCTGACAGAGACAAAGATGCTGTATCTGAAAGCCCTGCGTCAAAAGACAGCCACTTTTCCCCATCCCAACGCCAGTATCTACCTGATACAGGATCATTAAATACTTGGTTTAATGTTGGAAAGTCAGGAAAGTTTATAGCTACCATTAGGAAATCCTTATGGCAGTTAGTGATGTAGAATTACCTACGGATGACGATGAGTATGTAACTCCAGCATCTAATGTCATAGATGCGGCGCTACTAACTGCTTCAATACGAATAGTGGTCGTGCTAGCTAAGGTTATTGAGCAAGTCATCGATATATTGCCTGTGCTTAATGCCCCAGATATGTTTGTAACAGTCTGCTGGGCCTCATCGTAATAGGTCGAAACAGAGTTTGAGACACGCGCAGTCGCACGAAATGATGTGTTGTTAGATGTTGTAGATATAGAAACTTGGGCTAGTACTACATACGTACCTGCTGAAAGGGTAAGGGATGGTCCGTTATAAAACGTACCAGCTGTTGGCATTGAAACGCTTGACGCCAGCGCTGAAGAGGAAACCGTAACCGAAGGTCCGGTTGGTCCTGTAGGACCAGTAGGACCTCCGGATGGACCAGTTGGTCCTGTAGGGCCAGTTACACCCGGACCGGTGGGTCCAGTTACGGTTGAAGCTGGACCAGTTGGACCTGTTGGTCCTGTTGGTCCAGTTGTTCCGGTGGGACCTGTTGGTCCGGTGGGACCGGTGGGACCGGTGGGACCGGTGGGGCCAGTGGGACCGGTTACACCCGGACCTGTTGGTCCAGTCACCGTTGAAGCAGCTCCGGTAGGTCCAGTAGGTCCGGTTGGTCCTGTAGGACCAGTGTTACCTATAGATCCTGTTGATCCCGTAGGACCTATTTGCCCAGTTGATCCAGTGGGGCCTGTAGGTCCTGCCGGGCCAGAGGAGTAAGGGAGAGAATTCCATGTGGAAGAACCATTTCCAACTTTAAACTTACCCGTATCACTTTCGTAGCCAGGTTCCCCAAGAGCCAGAACTGGGTTATACCCAGTCCATTGAGCTGCTGTTCCACGTCTATATTGAATCTGAATAGGCATTGTCAGTCAGCTCCTCCAGAGGGGTCCGGCCCTCCAGCGTTAAGAGGGGTTATTCCACCATAAGTACTGTCAAACATACCACCATCTAATTGCCCCCCAAATGGGGGTCCTACAGCGCCTGTGGGACCAGTGGGCCCTGTAGGACCCCCGGAGGGACCAGTAGGACCGGTTGGCCCTGGTGCTCCAGTAGTTCCACCCAACACCTCGACCCAAAAACTGTCGTAATAGACGAATAGTCGTCCAGAATCGGACTCAAACCATTGGTCCCCTAAATTGGGGGAAGAAGGAGCAGATGTAGATACAGTTAGCGCACCGCTACCGTAAGGTAGAAGGTTCCAGGCCTTTACACCGTCGCCTACTTTTATTTTCCCTGTGTTGGTTTCAAACCCTATTTCACCTGATGCCAGTACAGGGTTAACAGATGTCCAGGTGGTAGACAGATCCCGCCGTACTTGTATGAGGTCTTTTCTGGGCATCTAGGATCCTTTAGTGGTACAAAGTAATGTACCTATTTTACAGCATTACACCTCAGGTCTGAACCATGCACATTGATTTCGTGGCTCGAAAACGTGTTAGATAGGTGACGATTTAGTTCCCAAGCACCAACGTTATCATAGTATTCCCATTCCCTGATAGGGTTTTCATCAATCGCTGAATGTGGCGCTCTACCTTCACCTGCCATCGTTGCGATAAATAAACCACCATCTCGCAATAGGTTATGGGAGTTAGTGATGATTTCTCGCCACAATGGGGTGTGCTCAAACACCTCGCAGGCGACTACCACGTCAAAACGTTCAGTAGTGGAAAAGTCATGCGCACTAGCTACTACGTCGACACCAGGGCCTTCCTGTAGGTCCACGCCGACGTAAGAATCGCAGCTTGGCATGAATATTGGGCGTACGCTGCCGTTGATATCAAGACTTCCAAACTCCAGGACCTTTGTTTTAGAACCTGGCATGTACCACTTATTAAACGAGTATTTTGCCCAATCAAACGCTTCTACATGCATTATTTATTCCACTTCTTATCGAATACCAAACGGTCGTTTTCTACGATGTTAGCAAAGTTCTTTGGAGGATCATTAGCAATTGTCCATGATTCGTTACCAGAAGCAGTTGCTGGAGTAAATATCCCGGCACGTTTATCTTGGCTCCAAACCCACCTAAGGATATCGTCATCCCCAAACCACCAGATCATCTTTTCATCAAAAGACCATTTCCAAGACATCTCTGAAGACAGCATCATACAAAACCCACCAAGACCCCCGGTTCCGTCATACCTACCACCGCATGTCTCTCTAGTTGGGATGAACGTATCCGATGAGATACGCCCGTCATAGTTGGGGCATATGAGGGCGATGTCTGGATTCATGTCTAGGAATCCAGCCATTGAGGATACCCCAAGACCATTAACATACGTGTCGTCATTTATGAAAAGAATGTGGGAATCTTCATACCTGAGGTCCATACCAACATTCCACATGTGTTGGATACCTAAACCTTCATCGGTGCTAGCTAGTAGTAATTTAGAACCAACTTCTTCAGGGAAGTTTTCTACCATAGCTGCCCTTGCTTCTCCGGTTTCACAAACCACGACAACCGTTGTAACTGCTGGGTCAGTCAAAAGGCTTTCCACGGTTTGTTTTGCCCCGGCAAGGTTCGACTTTGTGGGGATAATCGCAAAAACGTCAGTCTTGCGTAGGTCTCGGTAAGTCATAGCGACATTATCGAGGAGTCTTTTGTCTCCCGGGTTAAGTCGTATGGCGTTGTTACCGTGCATTATTGATTCTTCTTTTTTACCTAAGTTCCAAGAAGCGATGGAAGCTAAGTCGTGGGGAAGAGCACCCCACGCCTCTTCCTCGCAGAGATACTCGAGTGGTTTTTCAGTAATACGGAGTGCTTGTTGGGTAGCGAAATAGCAACCGGGCCAGTTGTTATTCTCATAATAGAACCTGGCTAGGTCTACCCACGGCTCACGTCGATACGGTGCTTCCGCGCAGGCGCGCATATTCCAATGCTCTTTATTACCAGTAACACGTCCCATATAACGCATACACGTTGCACGTTCTGGGGCCCATGCCGACAACTCTAAATGTCGCTCGAAGTGAACTTTTGCTTCGTCATTACGCCCGTGAAACATCAGCTCACGCCCAAGGTAGAAACGATTTCGGTCATCATCCGGTCGTTCCTGAACAGCAAGTTCAAGAAGTGGTAAGTACTGAGATCGGGACTTGGTGGAATCCGGATGGTGATGGATCTCAAGGTCAACCCATCCCTGAGTCTCGCCATTTATTGGAGTAAGAACCTCATGCACTGGGTGGGTCCAACGATACCCCTTGCGCGCGTGTATCTTGTCTCCCGAGTATGTTAGGCCTTCAGACCCATCAGGGAGCCACGACCACACGTACTTATATCTAGGACGCGTAATCGTTGGATCTACCTTTTCGAATGCTTCGCGCCATCCCGGAGTAAGAACTTCGTCTGCATCAAGAGCGATACAATAGTCGATGTC